TATGAAGAAATTAGAAGACAACTTGTTTAAAGATCCAAATACAGGACAAGATTTGGTTATTCCTTTTTCAGATGACAGCATTGAAGAGTTAGAAAACATAGCAAGAAATAGATTTCAAAATCCTGCTAATCCATATATGATGCAGTATGGTAACAGTGCAGGTGCTATAAATAATTTTATTACATCTTTACGAACAAAGTATATAGAGAATTTAATTGATAATCCTAGTAGTGCTAAATCAGAAGTTTTCTTTGATCAAGTATCTGAGATATTTCAAAAAGCTGAAAAAGTATATGTAAATTCTAACCCTATGATCAAACCACAAGAACTTCAACAACAGTTTAGTTCACTAACAAATAAAGGAAGAATATTTAAAAATTTAGAAAAAGCTGCAGATGGTAATGAATCTGCAAAAAGAAACGTAGCTAGAGATTTAAATAAAATGTTTATTGAAGGAAGTGATACTCCTACAGATTTAATTGTTCCGGGAGTAACTGATTTTTTAATAAAAGAAATACAAGATGAGTTTAGAGAAGGTGCAATAAAACTAAAAGATCTTGCAAGATTAAGATCACAGTTTATGAAAGAAACTATTGATAGTTCTGATCCAATGAAAAGATTTGACAGTGGTGAAATAACAGAAGTCTTTACTCAATTATTTAGAAAGATTGAAGATGATGACTCAAGACCTTATATTAAAGAAGCTATGAGAAAATACAACTCAGAGTATAAACAGAACTTACTTCCGTTTAGAACTAAATCTGTATACGAACAAAAGAAAGCTCAAACTTTAGCTGAAAATATGCGTTCTAATGATGCTAAAAGAAATTTAAATGATGATCAAAAAGCAGAATTAAGAACTCTTGCAGCACAAGATGGTACAGGTGGTGATAAATTTTTTAAAGGTTTTTTAGATCCTGATGTGATGAACACAGAAGCTAATGTTAAAAGTTCATTACTTGCTTTTAAAAGACTTTTAAGCAATGATCCACAAGGTATGACAGATTTAAAAATGCAAATAAAAAGATCTTTAGGAAATTTACTAAAAGAAGGTGAAGAAGGTCTTGATTCTTTTTCTAACAAAGTATCTGATGATCTGTTAGATTTTTTAAAGAAAGAAGATTTAATTGATGCAACATCATACAACACATTACAAAACATACCAAAACTTTACACACGTATGAATCAATTTACGTCTAAAACAACTGAAGATTTATTTAAAACTTTGCAATCAGATCTTGATATTATACGTGACACAGAAATAAGTTCGAGAAGAGGTGCTTTACCTTATCTTCAAACAGTTGTAAAAGCTTTTGATAATGTTCCGGGAACTGTAGGAGATAAAGCAGAATCTGTTGCTAATGCTTTAGTTGCTAAACAAGAAGGTGGTCTTTTGTTTAGAAGATCAGATGAAACAATTGCTGATCAAGATTTACAAAGAGTGAAAAATATTGGACAATATCTTGATCCTGAAGAAATAGATAATCCTGTTATACAAGATTTCTTACTAGGTGAAGAAAGAGATATTACACCTATTGCAAAAATAATCAGAGAATTAGATAAACAAATAGGTCAAGGATCAGAACAAGCACAAAAAGTTAAAAACGCAATAAATGATATTTTTATATCTGCTATTGATAGTAGAGCATTTAAGAAAACATCTACTGGAACAAACATTGGAGCTAAACAAACTAGAGTAGGTGGTAGAAAGTATGCTTCAGGTTATTTAGATAACTTAGATGGTCCTGCGTTACAAGATGCTGTTAATCATTATAGACCTTTCTTTGAAGCACTTTACAAAAATAAAACAATTGATATTAGAAATCCTGCCACTGGTGCTACAGAAGCAGTAAATGTAATGGATGAGTTAGATGACATAGTAAACATAGCTCCTGCTATTCAAGGTTCATTTGATCCTACAAGACCAGTTACAATAAAAAATATGCCAACAAGTAATTTTAGTGTTGATTCAATACTTTCAAGAGTTTATTCTGTTGCACGTGGAGTTGTATCTGCTCGTTATGTATTTTCTGAGTATGGCATACGTACAATGAGAAAAGGTAAAGCTGAACTTCTTAAAAAGTTTTTAACAGATCCAACAGCAGTTCATGCAGTTCACGATGTATTTGTAAAAGGAAGAACAACTTCTCCATACACACGAAACTTTTTTCAACAGCTATATTCTTTACCTTCTTTATCTACTATACTACAAAGTCAAACAAGTATGGATAATGGTATTCTTACACAATACTTTGATACTCCAACAGAAGAATTACAAAGAGCAGAAAGAAGAGGATCAAGAGTAAGCACATATGAACAAAGTGTATTAGATGCAATAAAAAAATATGGGTGATATATGCCACACTATACAAAACGATTAGGAAAAATAATAAAAGGTCTTACAAAAGCTTCCAAGCTTCATAAAAGACAAGCACAGATTTTAACTGAGATTAAGAAAGATCAAAGTGAAAGGTACAAAAATCGTCATGTCAAGAAGAAGAGATAAGCAACCACCTAAAACAAGAAAGTACTTCAGGTCTACAAAGTCTGGTGCAGGAATGACACGTGCAGGTGTTGCAAAGTATAGAAGAGATAATCCGGGAAGTAAGTTAAAGACTGCTGTCACTGGTAAAGTAAAACCCGGTAGTAAGGCGGCCAAAAGAAGAAAGTCTTTCTGTGCAAGAAGTGCAGGACAGATGAAGAAGTTTCCAAAGGCTGCTAAAAACCCAAACAGTCGTTTAAGACAAGCAAGGAGAAGATGGAAATGTTAGGAAAAAAACCTAAAAAACCTATGACACCTAAACAAAAAAAATTTGCTGCTTTAGCTCCACCATTTGATAAAGCTACTCATGCAGATAAGATAGCAGGAGCTACAAAGAATAAACGTGTTGCTGCAAAAAAAGGCAGAAAGATTACTAAAAAGAAATCTAAAAGATCTGGTGCTAAACCAAAGAACGCTGCTTTATATGCAAGAGTAAAAGCAGAAGCTAAAAGAAAATTTAAAGTATATCCATCAGCCTACGCAAATGCTTGGCTAGTGAGAACATACAAGAAACGTGGTGGAACTTACGCATAATGGCTAAACCTAAAGGTGGACTAACAAAATGGTTCAAAGAAGATTGGCGTGACGTAAAGACAGGCAAGAAATGTGGTCGTTCTGGCAAAGAAAAGAAGTCAAGACCATATCCTGCTTGTAGACCTGCACGTGTTGCAGGAAAGATTAGTAAAGCAGAAGCTCGTAAAAAGACAGGACCTAAAGCAGTCAAGTGGTCTGTTACAGCTTCAGGTAGACGAAGAAGAAAGAAGAGAGCATAATGTGGATTCCAGTAATAACAATATTATGGGCATTAGGTAGTGGTGCTACTTGGGTTAATTTTCCTATGGTTAATTTTCCCTTCACATCACAGGAAAGATGTTATCAATACATAGATCAAGTAAGAACAAGCACGATGAAAGATCCTCAATATCTTAACGGCTAC